TAAAGGGGTTGGGCGGAAATTCTTTGTCTGCTCAACCCGAATTTTGGCATCCATCACGGCTTCTTGGGCCTCAATGATGGCATCTGTGTCAAAGGCTTCCTGAGCTTCCTTGAGCCTGCGCCGTGCTATTTGGAGTTCGGTGTCCACCTTTTGCTTGACGCCCTCAATAACCGCTTCCTGCCCTGTGTACACATTTTGTTTAAGGCGCTTGTTCTCGTCCACCAAGTGTTTGGCAAGGTTTTCAAGCTCTTGCTTTTCCCGCAGAACGGCTTCTTTGACCCGGCGTTCGTCATGACGGGCGTGGGTAAGTTCCTTGATGCGGTTCTTTACCTTGTCAGAATACGAGTCAATTTCTTCCTCAGTGGGGTCAAGCACTTCTCTGTCCAACGGCTTGCGGCCCCGATCCCGTTCCGGGGTATCGTCTTCTATTTCAATTTCAATATCGCCATCGCCTTCGATTTCAATATCTACTTTTTTGTCTTCAATTTCGTCTGGGAATTTAAATTCATCAGGCATATTAACTCCTTCAAGCGCGGGTTAATCCGCGTGGGTCTTGCACAACAGCATCAACTTGGTCGTCGTTGATGAGACGGAACTCCTTACCAAAGATTTTGAATCTTGTGCCGGTGTATGTACGCACCAATACAAAATCGCCTTCTTTGCACCACGGCCCGGTAGGGAACTTGGTTTTGTCGGCATATGCATCCGCACCAACTTTCATGACGAACAACACCGTGGAGGCGTGCTCTTCTTGGCGCAAACTAGCGGTATCCCGCACTAAATCAAGTGATGTCCCTGCAATCTTTTGATCGACTTCAGGTAATACGCACAATATTTTCCATCCTTGTGGGATAGGTAATTGCGTGGCTTTCTCCTCGGCAGATGCCTCGGGTTTAGGCAGTGCAAAAGCACCGGGGGAGAGGTCAATACTATTCATTGGCTCTTTCAACTTTCTCAAGCAGGTCAAGGAGATAACGCTCTGCAAGGGCTAGACCCGAGATAACCCCACAGAGTTTTTGATACTCGTCAAAAGTGCGACAGCTACCCCCAGCCAAATCATCGGCGTAGTTGTTCATGTCGGTGCGTATTTTTTCGCGCAATACGCGTGCGAAGTCTTGTATCATTTTTTGGTATCACTTTTACTGAAGTTGGCTATGTTTTGCATAGTGTCCTTGCGGGCAGATGCCTGCTCTTGTGCTCTGGCTTTGGCAACGTCGATGCCCATACGAACGCCGTCTCGTTGTTGTTGCGCGGCCAATTGGGCCTCGTTGTTTTTGGTCAACGCTCCCACCCTCATGGCTTCTAGCTGCAAGTTGCCGGAAATCTTCTTCTCCTCCAACTTGAGTTTGTCCACATTGAGCACTGCGTCGGCGGCAATCTTGGTGGCCTTGAGCTTGAGATCGGCCTCCTTGATCTGATTGGCTCCTGCCTTGATCTGCAACTCCTGCATCTGCATCTGAACCACAGGGTCTTGGGCTTGCTGCTGAGCTTGCTGCTGCGCCGCCTGTGCTTGGTTCTGCTGCATAACCTGCTGCGCGGCTTGGGCCAGCATGCCAGATAGCGCCACTTCGATCTGCGGTGGGAGCTTCTCGTCTTCGGGAGGCATGGGCATGCCCAACTGCTGCTCAATTTGCTGGCGCATTTTGTACCCGGCGTGCTCAGCAATGTGTGCGGTAATCGCCCCCATGATCTTGGGAGCCTGCGGGTTCTGCCCAATCAACTGTTGCATCATTGGGTCTTGCAGCAGCATCATGTGGACTTGGATATGCGCGTCATGGTTCTGGTACATGAACGCCTTCATGGGCTTACCATTGAGGGCCGCTTGGTTCTCTGACACGGGGTCAGTAGGCTTCATATCCTCTTCAATTGGTACAAGTTTGTCCGCGTTTTTGATGCCCAAAACGTCCAACATCCCCCTGTGTAGCTGGGGCAGGTCGTAAATATCCGGGGCCATTTGAGCCATCTGGATGACCGCTTGATACTGGATAACCCGCTGGCTCATGGTGGCCGCGTTGGGGTCAGAGACGGGGATCAGATCAACCAAGTCGTAGTCGCCGCGCTTGGCTTTACGGCTTCCGTACTCGGGCTGATAGGTGTAATCGGTGTCTGTGTAGTCGCGGATCAGGTTTTTCAACAGCTTTAGCTCTTGCTTGAGGGCAAAATGCACACGGGCCTGCACCGCCGTCATGACTTTAAGCTGGCGCTCCAGCAGGGCCAATGTTGTCCCAACGGGTGCATTTGCCGACATATCGGACACATTCATATCCGCCGTAGACGCAAAACGACGGCCTTCGTCCACAATATTGCCCAGCAATTGGTACAAAACGCTGGACGGCTCCTTATAAGGTAGCGGCAGAATATTGTCGCGGATAGTGCCCGAACCTACGTCCACATCCCGCCACTCGCCCGGAGCAATCGGAGTGTCGTCCCCTTTAATGCGCAGACCACGGGACTTCAAACCACCGGGCAAGTTTGCCAACGTGCCCGCATCGACCAACTGGCGCATGATGCTGGTGGCTGACTTAGCAAACCCGCCGATCAAATGGAACAAGCCAAAGCCATACGCTCCAAAGCCGGGGATGTACTGGTAGTGTACAAAATGCTGGCGCTTTAGGCGCAAATTGTCGTCTTCATGCCAATTACGGCGAATCGACAGGATGTCATTAGTGCCTTTTATTAGGGTTACTACGTAGGGGAGCATGATCTCCGTGGGCTCTCCCTCGTCGTCCTCGTCTTCATACCCATCCAAGTCCAAGTCCACATGGCACTCATACAAGGTGTAACGCTCGTCGCCCAAATCGTTAAATCCGGTTTCTTTGTCCTTGGCTTTCTGGATGTCCGTGCGATCCTTGGGCGCGTCGGGCAAGTCAATGTCTATATAGAACCCGGCCTGCTGGAGCTTCAGAATCTCGTTTTTGGTCTTGCGCATGACATGGGTCACACGAAAGCACGTATCCAGATCAGTGGCCCCGTACGGTAGCAAAATGTCTTCGGCTGGGACAAACATTGACACTTGGCGTCCCAAACTTGGGTCGTAGTACACCTTTTTGAATGCCGAACCGGTGGCCGGAAGGCTCCACAGCATGCGCTCATGCTCGGCCCGGAACTCCACCATGTTCTCGGTCAACTCAAAGTTCATGTCCTCCTCAACCCGTGCTGCGGCCTCACGCACTTGGGGATTGTCCAGCCCAATAATCTTGGTTTTGACCGGCCCACGGGCAGGAAACGTCTCAGTAATCGTTTCAGCTTGAAAGCGCACCACCGCTTCGGTAATCATGGGGTGGAACACACCACAAGCCCCTTGCCACGGCTCCGTGCGGTCTTCCATTTGCAGGCCCAGAAGCTTTAAACCCTCGACGTACGACTTTTCCCACTCCTTGCGGGAGGACTTGTCGTTGTCAATGTCCCCCGCCAGATCACCACCCAAGGTTTGCAACGCTCCGCTGTCTATATATTCAGCCAAATTATCGTCAAAGCCTTCCTCGCCGTCGTCTTCCCCCGGTTGGATGGATATTTCCAACCCGTCTTTGCTGATATTGACTTCTTCCGGGTCAACAATTTCAATCTCAAGGGGTTCTTCATCTTGCGCTAACGCATCAATCCCCATTGGTTGCTGGTACAGGGCTTTGTCTACATTGGTTGCCATATCAAATCCTTAAAAACTCAGTAATACGCCGCACGGCGTTTGAAATAAGTAGGTTCGTCTTTTGCATCTGTGTTCAACGTGATAAAACCGCCTTGGCGAAAACGCAGCAGCGCTTGGCTGGTAGTATCCACAAAGTCATCATTATCACCGTTGGGGAACGAGGCTACTTCCTCAATTACTTCCCGCGCCCAGCGCGTATCGGGAGCCCACACCATACCAGAAGCAAACAAATCCGCAATGGCGTTGACCCGCACTATCTTGTCGTTGCCTCGGCTGGGGTTGGTTTCCTGCACGGGGATGTCCATCGCCCGCAATTCTTGGATCAGCGGCGCACCAGCGGACTTTTTCTCCACAATGAACGCATCAGGCTCCCACTCCTTATAGTGTTTGAGCGCTGCGGCCTTGAGGTCGGGAAAAGTCATGCGGTCTTTGAACGCGTCCAGCAAAATTATCTGGGCCTCGTCCTTTTCATCCTCGTTGTAGAAAATACCCCACGTTGTGCAGGCCGAGTAGTCCGAGTTGTTCTTTACTTCATGGGCCGTGTCCCACGACTGGATGATGTACTCGCACTTGGGCGGATCTTCGGGCTCCCAGATTCTCCACAGCTTGCGGGAAATTATGGCGGCGGCGTTGCTTGTAGGCTGCTGCATGTACTGGGCGTTCCAGTACTGGGGGTCAATGGATGCCTTGGTGGTCTTTAGCTGCTCCAACGGCCACTGCTCCGGCCAAAGGGATTTCTCGTCCTCAGTTCCCTCGTTTAATATGGCCGGTAGTTCTACAATTTCCCACGGCTCGGCGTCTGGATTCTTGGTCTGGTAGTCGATCAGCCGCCCGGTCAGGTCAAGCTTACCCCAGCGCGTCATCACAATAATGATCGCCCCTCCGGGCATCAGGCGCTGCAAGGGGCCAGTTTGGAACCACGACCAAGCCGTGTCAAACGCTAGACGGCTGTTGGCTTTTACGTCCTGCTCAGAGTGAGGGTCATCAACAACAAATAGATCAGCGCCACGACCGGCAAGAGCACCCCCTACGCCTGCGGCGTAGTACTGGCCTCCTGCGGAGGTACTCCACTTACCAGCGGCTTTTTGGTCATCCGCGACCAAAGTGTTGGGAAAAACTTCACAGTAGTCCTCGCCGTCAATCAGATTTCGAACCCGCCTACCAAAGTCTTCGGACAACCCGGCGGTGTGGGTTGCCATAATAATTTTTTTCTCTGGGTACTTCCCCAAAAAATATGCGGGGAACAGATAGCTACTGAATTCTGACTTACCCATACGAGGCGCAATATTGATAATGACCCGTTTTTTGCGGCCCTCAATCACATCAGTGAAAATTTTTGCCAGTTTTTTATGATGAGGCCCAACTTTGAACCCTGGATAGACCGCGTTGGCAAACCCCAACATATTACTTTGGGCTGCTTGCAGGGTAGCTCGGCGCTCCCTGACTTCCAAATCTGCAAACAACTCCATTTTGTCCGCCACGGACATGGTGGGCAACGCTTTCACCAGAGCCGTAATCTCTGCTTTACTCAGCGTGGTGATCTTTTCAATCGTCATGCGCTGCTTTTTCCAGTACGTCGGTCACTTCTTGGATATCTACTATCCCCATGAACTTGGATAGCTTGTCCTTGATGCGCTGGTCAAGCTCGTTGTCCGTCAAGGTTTCTTTCTTTATTTCAATTTTGTCGGTGAATAGCCCAACCTCGGTGACTTTACCAAGCGCGGTAAGTGCCTTGAGCCGGATACTGGCGCTGGGGTTCTTGGTTTCTTCAACAAGCTGGGCTACGCAATACCCGCGCAGTTGCTGCGCTTGGTGGACAAACTCCCAGTCGTACGCCGTAAGCATCCCGACCAAATGCTGCACCGCAGCAGGCGCTTTGATGTTGACGAGGGAGTCTTTTGTCAGTTCTATTGGCTGGCCGGTCACTATATTAGTGAAAGCTTTTCGGGCAAAACTGGTCTGGGCTTGGTCTACCGCAGTGTCTTCATCCACCGCCCCCAGACTTTTCAGCCAGTTGGTGGTTTCTACTTTGGCGTCCACGACCTGATTCACCCCTGCCTTTTCAAGCGGAGTGTATGGTGCGTCAAAATCTTCGACGCTCGGTTCAAACTCAATCAAATGTTCCAACATGCGTAAGCCCTTGCAGCCTCGTTGACCTTAGTATATACTCACTTTCGGTGATTGTGCAATTTGTTGCGCATTTGCTTCTCCTTGAGTGTGTTTGATTACACATTTTAAACCCCCGGTGTTATGCCCGGGGGTTTTTTTCTTTGGGGTTGTCTAAAGTTTGACAAAGTGATATTTCTAAATTTTTTAAAAAATTTGTGGTGTTGACTTTTTGGAATTTTGATTTGCGGATGCAAAACAGTGTTCGTGCGGGACGGTCAGGCTGACGTCATATATGGCTGGTGGGGGTAGGGTGGGGGACACGCTGTCCCCAACTATTGCCCCAAAATGATGCAGAAAACGTGCCAAGTACCCGATCAAATGGGGGGTGATGCGATACTGGTTATGCCAATGAGGGATTAGCCCTTTGCGGCATCAACTCAACTCAAGAAAGCAAACCATGAAAAAATCTATCGTTTCCGTTTCCGTTTCCGTTCACGCCGCAATCGACGCCGCATTCACCTATGGTGAACACATCAAGGCGTTGCAAGCCCAGTTTGCGAAGCAAACCAAGGCGCAGGTACGGGAAGCTCTGCTTCCCCATGTGGCGTCATACCACAAGTACGCCGTTACCCTCGTAGAGGGTAATGAGAAGTCGCCGTCGGCTGGCAAGATGGTGCTGGATGCGAAGCATCCCATGTACGAGGCTTGCCGTAAGGCATTGGCTCGGCTTGTCGCCGACGTAGTCGGCCAAACGTCAGGCCACAAAGAGAAAGCCGAAGTCGTAGTTCCTACGGAACTCGTGGATAGCACGATCGACGCCGTGATCGCGGCGGGCTTGGACGCCAAGCAGCTTGCTGCTTTCCTGTCCGCCGTGAAAGCTGGTATCCAATTCACGAAGTGATGGTTGGGGACAAGTTGTCCCCGACTGGTTTTTCCGCGTCAGGCTCTGAGGGCGGGGCTGACGCGGTGTTCTGTTTCGTGTCTATCAAGTATGTTTCACGCACCATCGGTGCATTTCGTGACTACTCAGTCACTTTTTATACTTAGGAGAATCCCATGTACATCCCCGCAATGATCCGTGAGTGTGACATCACCAACCAAAGGTACGCCGAGCCTGTAATGGGCGCGTACGCGTTAGCGCGAGGCGCAACGGGGCGTTGGTGTCCCGTGTTGTCCTTTGGCCCTGAAGTCATAGCAGAGCAGGCTCTGCCCATGACCGACTACGCTACCGCGTGCGAACGCATTGAAGCGGCGGGCGATTGGCTGGACTATTGACTGTTAGTCGGGGACAACTTGTCCCCAACTGCAAAGCTGCTGCGGTAATCACTCAAAAAGACCCAAAAAATAGGTAGGAGTGACTGCCGCACCTGTACAAAAACGCCGACATAAATTAAGCGTTATAAATCAACGACTTAGCGTAACCCCGACCGGTGTATATATATATAAATATAATTAAAAGAGTTTTATATATATATGTGTCCGTAGGCCCGACAATCCTTGCGATCCTTTGCCTTTAAATCCTTGGCGTGTTGAGCACACAATTTTAGGTACATACATAGGTCAAAGCGCACCTAAGCCCTTGATCTACAAAGCAAATTCACTGTCGCCTTTTTTGTACAGATGCGGCAGTACATCCTAGCAACTGGATAGCACCCTGATTACCGCAGCAACTCGTGATACAATCGCCCCATGACCTACAAATACCAACATCTTATGGCCCTCACTCCCAACCAACTCCACAACGCATTGATGAAGCGCAACGTACCGCCCGAAATGCGTGAACAGATCAAAGCCACGATTACCGCACAGAAAGCAGCGCAGAAATCCATGCGTGCCAAGGTCATCAAGGTACACGCGGAGTGGCGACCCATGCTCGAAGGCCTACGCATGGAGAGGGAATCACTACGCTCGATGAGGAATTACCGCAGTAGTGGTAGTCGGGGACAACTTGTCCCCAACCAAGAAGAGATTACCGCACTCGATGGCTACGCTATGGTGCTTGACCGCTTGCACAGCGAGTTTGAATTGCACAAAAGAAACCTAGTGACTCCCGCAGTACTGGCAAGGGAGCGTGGCCTACCTAACAAGGGCATTCACTGGACGGACTGGATAAAGGACAAGTTCAAGGAGCGCGTGCATGGGTTATTCGGACAGGTAACACCACGCACCGGAGCCAAAGTCAAGCAGCCTTTTGTGAGAAAAACCGATCCAAAGTCAACCGAGAAACTCAAAGCGCGGCTGCACATCCGCACGCTGAAGGAGCACGGCATCGCCGAG